AGCTCTGGACCAAACATCTTGTTTCCAAGAGCGTCACGCTTGTCCTTGAGCTTCGAGCAGAGATACTTCTCCTGCAAGGTTCCAGCCGAGTATACCATGAGGACGAATTCATCCTGTTCGGCGGTAATCTCTGGACCATATTCGAAAGAAGTCCACTCTTCAAGCAATCCACCGACAACTTCCCATTCACCAGTTGATGTCTGAGAAGGGGTGAGGATAAGCTCATCACGGAGAATGCTGTTTGAGAGGTAATCTCCAGTATCTTCGAAGATTGGGCTTGAAGTTGATGGTGGTGTCAAACCGCCCCATACTTCATATCCAGGGTCGCCAGAAGTGGTGCCTGGAGCCGAGCCGTAGTAATACTTGTAGAGGATTGCCTGAGTTTCCTGAGAAGTAGCTGCCTGAGCAAGCTCATTCTTCAACTCGACAAGAACTACATAGTCTTCTGCATTGACGATGCTGACCTGAACGCCTTCGTAGAAGGGTCCAGCGCCAACTGCCCAAAAGTGGAACGATTCGTTTGCGAGAGCATCGTTGTTGGTTACGCCAAAGACAGGGTTTCCACCGTCGAATGCGAGTGGAGTAGTGTCTGGAACGTTGTCATAGGTTGCTGGGAAATACTTGGCTTCAAGTGGGGTTGCCCACTCACCAACAGTAGATCCAGACAAGCCGATTGTCAAACCAGCACAAAGGGTATCTTCATTCTCAACACGAAGAACCTGAAGCTGGTTAGAGCCTTCAAGGAATGCCTTAGCGGTGAAGAAGTGAGGATAGTTGACATTATCCGGTTCGCCAAATGTATCAACATAGTCCTTTTCGGTGTTTATGAGAGTTCTTACATTCAAGGGTCCACGACCCGATGCAACAACTATAGCACCGACAGAAGAAGTAACCGTAGGAATACGGAGCGATACATCGCGTTCGATAATGTCAACACTTGGAGAGAGATTTGCAGATCCAGCCATATTTTGCTCCTTAGTCTGTTCTATAGTATTTATAAAGGTTTACTCTTGCCTTCAAATCTATTTATTAGTTCCTAGTCATTGTTATTTATATAACTTCGAACGAGGACTTCAAGAGATTACCCAATACCAAGCTGATTTCGGAATCCTTCTACTTCTGGATCAAAATCAAAGTTTCTAGCACCGCCAGTAGCCTTCATAAAACTCTGCATAACCTCTTCATCACTCTGCTGTTCATCATTCATAGGAGCAGACTGGACATTCTTACTGAGCATAAAGTGCAAATGATCTTCCCAATATTTAGAACGGAGGGCATATGCAGCCCAATATCCGCTGGCTACAATGTCATCATGGAAGCTTCTACCCTGGCGAGCCTGGAATACACCAGTCTTTACCTCTTCGAAGTATGAAAGCTCCGTAACCATGTCAGAAGAGTTGATTATCATCTTCTTTTGCTCAACATCTTCCTTGAAATACGAGAGGGCTAGTGGCTTAGTCTTTACGGAAGCATTTACCCCATACTCACCCTTATCATAGTCATACCATGTGTTATCATATCCGTCTTCGAAATACATGTTGTGGACTACAGTGTGTCCAAGGTGGTTGTTTTCGACTATGGCTACAGCATTGTTATACTTCTTACATATCTCAATTATCTTGTCTTTGAAGTCAAATACAGATATGTCATTACGACGGAACATGGCTACTTGTTCGTATGTTCCTTTTGTGTGCCAGTCTGTAGCGTCGAATACATTGGCTACATGGAAGTCGGTGTTGGCTCCCTTAGCCACATCGCATGAAACAAGATATAGCCTGTTTGCAAGAGGCTTCTTCCACATATAGAAACCTTCCTCTGGATAGAAAGGCGGTTCGACAGGCTTGAGTGATTCCAGCATGTCACCATCTATAAGAGTATAAGAAGAACCCGTAAAGGAGCATGCATATTCCTGGGCAAACTTGACTTTGCCGATGGATTGCACCATGTCATCCTTCCACTTCTCATTTCTTTCAGGATGTCTGTCCCATCTAATCTTTATAGGCTTCCATACAGATCCCTGCTTTCCAGATGTCTTCCACAATTCGTAGAATTTTCCAGCGGTTCCGTTTGGTGTTGAAACGACGATGATATTACCACCAGTCGATACGGTTGGGAAGTTGGAAACCCAAAAGTTTTCGGCTATGTTTTCTGGAACGAATGCGAACTCGTCAAGGAATAGAAGTGATATAGATTCACCACGGAGAGCAGATTCCGAAGTTGCTCGGGCGAATATGCGAGATTCATTTTCAAACTTCAACTCAAGCTGATCGTATTTTCTGACTCCAGGCTTCATCCACGCTGGAAGCATTTCATAACCCTTCTTGATATCATCAACGATAGATACAGCGGTTGATTGCTTGTTAGCAAGAATGGCTATGTTTTTAGTAGGATTGAATATAGCGAACCAAAGAAGGTAAATAGTGGCGCAAGTAGTCTTACCCATTTGTCGGGCTGACATGACGATGTTGAAACGATTCTTAGTAAAGTTGTCAATCATCTCACGCTGGAAGTCGTATAGCTTGATAACTTCTTCGCCTCTAACAGCGTGAATGATGGTGAAATACTTTTCAGCGAAGTATGTGATATCGGAGGCACATCTTGCAAGCTCTTGCAGCATGTGAGCCGTAAATTCTATTTTACGCCCAGGTTTTACGATATACCTGTCATCATATGCTATAGGCATTTACTTGTCCTCATCTTCCTCTGGAAATGGTGTTCCTGGCGACTCTCTGTTCTTCTTTTCTTCTTCTACTATTGCGTCTACTTCTTTAGCATTGTCAAAGCCTTGATTTCTAATAGCCTTGAGAGCGTCTGTCATAGAACCTATAACCAATATATTACCACTACCATTTGCATTAGGAAGATTTGCAGTAGCGGACTTTTCCCTTATGTCTACCTTACGCTTTTCAAGTCCAAGCTTTGTCTTATCATTCTCAACATCGCCAAGCTGCTTGACGGCTGCCGTTACTGCGTTAGTCATAGCAGACATACATTCAACGGCTCTACCACTTGGATCTTGATTCATCTCATCCTGCATGGTTCTCAGCGCAGTCAATCCGATAGTTGTCAACTCCTTGAGAGTTTCCTTTATGAATTTCTCGTCGCCGCCCTCTTTCAACTTCTCTAATCTGGCTACTATTTTGTCAGCCTCTTGCTTACGCTCCAAATAACGCTTGCGATTCTCTTCATCCTGCATACCCTTCTGCGTCTTGGCGGAAGGACCAGAATCAAAGTCTTTCATCTGATCAGAGATGTCGAGAATCTTATCTACTTTGTCTTTTGATATTTTACTCATAGGTGTCAACTATTATTATACTGATTATCTAAACCGTCCTGCACATCTTTATCTGGAACTTCGTAAAGATAACCGTTTTGTGGTGTTTCATTTGGATTTGGTGGATTTGGATTGGTGCCGGTGAGAGGATTGGAAGAATCCAACTTGTCATGATACTCCCAGCCCATATAATCTTCCATGTTTTCGTCAAACTGAACTTTATAACTCCATATCTTTTTATCCATGTCAAGATAGTTGGAGGAACCCGAAACTTCTGGAATGGTGAATGCGGATATTTCAGTACCATCGACATTTGGATCGACTGGATTTCTTCTGGACATATCTGCACCGATACGAGTGGTGATGCGCTTGATTGGTTTACCAATTGGAAGCTGCGGCTTGTAGAAATTACACTCCATCTTGAATGCGAGATTACACTGAAGAACTCGTCTGTCAGGATCGGCTAATTCAACAACGAAGTTTGGGGCTACAGATTCGAGAACAACTTTGACTTGTCTTTCACTACCTATACCACGCTCATAGAGAGATACGGGGGCTTCTGGATTGAAGAATGGAAGTATGTTCTCAAGTATCTGAGCCATATCGTCCATATACTTAGTCCACACAGTTAGCTCAAAATTCAAGTCATATGGAACCGTCTGCATATCCATGATAGCTTGTGGATTTTCTTGATCATCGTAATCTACAGTTATTCTTCTCTTCTCTAACTGCCCACGCTGTCTTTCAGTGTTTCTCGACAGTCCATTCCAAACAATAGAGATGCGAGGAAGGAAATTTGGTGGTGTCTTATCTGGAGTTGTCGGATCGGCAATAAGTTCGGCTACGACTTTTTCTTTAGGAGCGAGTGTTACTGGAACAGGCTTCCAGCCAATAGCTTTTCCTTCAGCGTCATAGTTGACAATAGACATCTCATTGAATATATCGGCAAAAGCCGCTACATGTGTCCATATAACTTTGTTGTAGAAGTAGTTATACATATATTACCATTGTCCCCAATCTGGTTTGTCTTTTCCACTCCTACTTATTATACCGCGTCCTCCAGGCATAACTGGATTTCCATTCTCGTCAACCCCATCGGCTATTTCTTGAATAGCTTCGTTGTCACCGTGATATGCGCCACTCTTATTATCCTGAGTAAGCCCTGGAACCTTATACTTCTCTTTTATCTGTCCGTCAACATTTACCAAGTCTGCTGGAGCATTAGGCAAGATATTACCCTCACTATCTGTATGTCCGTAGCGTTCACCGTCACCGATTTCAGCAGGAGATATCTCACGCTCCTTGCAGATGACAGTATATGTTGTTCTGTGTCCGAATATGTTTCCCTGAACACCGAGAGTCGATTCAGTCACATGCATAATCTCAAATACTTGAGTTGTCAAGTCTTTGACGAATGTAAACTGATCAGAAGGTAATGGCTTTCTCCCAACCGTGTCTCTAAACGACTGTTGATGAAGATGCATGGTAAACTCGACTTTATTCAACATACCATACTGGTTGAATAATACATTTTCTTGAACTGTTCCACCTTCAATAATAGCAGTAATCATAACCTTACGAGGATACTTCTTATTTGGATCCTCACCAAACACTCTATTCTGAACATTTGCTACATCTACTTCGACTGGAAAGTATTCGCACGGAACACCGTATATATTGAATATCTCAGTGGCTATGTCATCGTAAAATTGGAACTCAGACGCATTAGCCATTGCGCCTTTATACTGATCCCAAAAACTCTTTTGATCTAGGTTGTTTATAGCCATATATTACCTATTATGCAAACCAGAATGGTCTTGCTGGATAGTTGTAAGCATTGTCCTTTATCTCCTGCTCCAGCTTCTCCTTCTCTTCCTTTCCTTCTCTGATGTAGAACTCACCATTGACGGTTGCTCCACCTGGGAATGTTATACCGCTATACTTCGATACATTATAACCACACTGAATCTTGCAGAGAGCGGCTATATATCTTCTTATCCAGATGTTGTCAAACAAAACAGCATCTTCTACTCTTGTCCATACAGGAAGAATAACCACACCAGTAGCTTTAGGGGCTGGTGATAGACGAACCTTTCGACTTTCTTCCATGAATTGAACATCCATCTTGACAGTATAACGCTGCTTTATCATTTCAAGGTATTGTAGCCCGAGTTCATATCCAACCAAGTCAGCACCACCACCCGCACCACGGGTTCCTTCACCGCCTCTGGAGCCAAATGAGTTGAACTGTCCGAAGGAGCCAGGAGTCCACATAGAAGTGCCTACAGAGCCGAATCCAGCCCCTTGCAAGCCACCAATGCCCGAAGACATGATACCGAGTCCAGTAAGGGCGAAACCTCTTTCTAGGAGGGGTTCTGAGGCATACTGTTGAGTCTGAGTTGTTCTCGAAGCAGCCATAACATCACCGACTGCTAATACATTTTTTGGAAGCTGATACTCTTGCTTATATACTAAGAAAGGTTCGGCTGATATACCTAAGCATAGTCCCGACTGATCTTCGTATTGCCTTGTTTCAAACTGATAACTGCCGTCATCGTTTAGCTTCGTATACTCAACTGGCTTAGTCTCAATAATAATGTAATTCTCTTCATGTCCAGTTCCACCGGCATGAAAAGTATAGTAGTCCATAGCCTCGTCCATGAGGTTATCAATCTGAGCAGGATCAATAGGCGGCTTGATAGCTGGCGCTCCAAGAACCTTATAAATCCAGTCAGTTAGCGATGCTCTTGTATTGACTTTCATATGTGTCCCTCAACCCTTATTTATCAATCATATGAATGTCTAAAACATTATTATAAATCTTTTATTATTGAAAAAAGGAATTTATAGAGAGCCATTCTATCGTCTTCCACCTGAGAATAGTCTATTCCAGCGGTATCCATTATCTTTTTCAACTCATGTTTCTTGACAAGCATCCACTCTCTAGGAGTCTTGGCTTTGAGAGCCTTTAGCGTCTCAGCATCGAATCCATGTATGATAGATGGCTTTGGTGGCGGTTCTTGCTTGAACATGATGCATTCACAAACTGACCAATGAATAGGACCGCCAAACGAGCCACCAAAATGATACTTTCCACGCCCATGACACTTCGGACAATTCTTATCAGCATGAGGACTATCGGGTGGCTCTTCCGTGTCTGGAGGTAAAAATCCAACTGGCTTTATACTCTTCATGACTTCTTCAGTTGGAGTATTGACTATATTGAATACATTTCCGGTTTGTTCTATGGTGGAATCAACTTTATTCAGAGTATCACCAAAGGATTCAAATTGTAAGCCGGGTAGTCCGTCAAACATCTCATAATAACCAACTATACGCTCACCCTTTTTCAAGAAAATAATTTGATTGCGTATATCCTTGAGCTTTATAACACCATCTGTTACTTTTCTGAATATTGCTGGGCGCATATTATCCCTTCAGAGGTCCAAGCTTATCATTGAATTCGTTGACGCCATTACCAATTTTTTCCTGTCTCTCTTTAGCTGCTTCTTGGAATTTCATGAGATTTTCCTTGGCTCTCTGAACAGCGTAACGCTTCTTCTCTTCAGGTAGCTCGCCAGCGTTGAGCTTACTAATCTCTATCTTTAGACGCTCGTATTCTTCCTCAAGCTCTTCCCGGCGCTTTCTAAAAATTCCAGATAGACGGACATCCATGTTAGGTCCAGACATGGCTTCTAGCTTCATAGTAGCTATAACTATGCCCTTCTCAATTTCTTCCATTTCTGCCTGTCTTGTTTCAAGCATGAACTTTATGAGTTTGTCTTTTTCGTCTCTTGTCATATAAGAATCCCTTTGTAA